ACAATTCACCGCAGCAGATAGACGCAAGCATCTGGCTATTAAAAAGCAGCATCCCAAGTTGGACATTCGTTTTGTGTTTGAAAGTAGCAGACGCAAACTTCGTAAGGGTGCCAAGTCTACATACGGTGAATGGTGTATTAAATATGGCTTTAGATACTATGACAGGATTATTCCTGAAGAATGGTTGAAGGAGAAGGGCAAGAACAGGCATCCAAAGTTTATTAAGTTTGGTGGCACAAAGGTGAAAAGGAGATAGCATATGGACATAATGGATAAACTATCTAAAGAAATACATAACGAAGACTTCATTATACGTGTCAGACCATTCGCTAGTGATGATGGTAAGTGGTCTGGCGAAGTAGATATATCAATTATGGCAATGCCAGATAATCCTATGGAAGATGATGACTATTATCAAGTTATGCATTTTGCTAAGATGATGTGTGCTGCAGTGCCAGTCATGGAAGAAGTCAAAGAGTTGCGTGATATTGTACACGAATATGTTACAAAAGTTATTGACAACGAGATGGAGATTAATGTAGAACTAGAAGAAGAAGCAGGTGTAGAAAAAACCTATGACGGTAATGTAGTACATCTTAAATTTAATACCAGAACAAAGGGTTCAGCATGAGTAGACATGAAGACTACATGAAAGCAATGATGGTGCAAGAGGAGTTACGTATGGCACAAGCAAAGAAACAAAGTGATAATGTTGTTGATATGGTCAACAGCCCACCACACTATAACCAGACAGGTATTGAGTGCATTGATGCTATCTCTGCTGCAACTGATACTAATTTCAAGTATTACTTACAAGGTAATATTATGAAATACCTGTGGCGATTCGACTATAAGGACAAGCCGCTAGAGGATTTACAAAAGGCCAAGTGGTACTTGGACAGGCTGATAGAAGAGGTTATGGCAGATGATGAGAGTTAAAATGTTCATAACAATTGACATTGATGATGAGGAGTATCCTGTACCTGCCGATGGGATGGTGGGAGAGGAATTAGAAGAAGGCATTCAAGAATATTTTTATGATATTGAAGGTGCTAACATTAGAACAATACGAACTATAACGGAGTAAAGAGATGATCAGTAATACATTACCCACAGACTACCAAAACTTTATAGCACTATCTCGCTATGCTCGTTGGAAAGAAGATGAGCAGCGTAGAGAGACATGGAGTGAGACTGTGTGCAGATACTTTGATTATATGGAACAGCATCTATCAGATATGTGTAACTATAAGTTATCTGATGAACTGAGGGCAGAGTTAGAAGAGGCTGTGCTTAATATAAGCGTCATGCCCAGCATGAGAGCGTTAATGACCAGTGGCCCCGCACTGGACAGATGCCATGTCGGTGGGTATAACTGTTCCTATGTACCTGTAGACAGCCCACGTGCGTTTGATGAGACTATGTACATTCTCATGTGTGGCACAGGCGTAGGCTTTAGCGTAGAGCGTCACAACATTGAGAAGCTACCTATGGTTGCTGAAGATTTCTATAAGACTGACACAGTGATTAAGGTAGGTGATAGCAGACCCGGCTGGGCAAAGTCTCTAAAAGAACTTATTGCTATGTTATACGCAGGACAGATACCAGCATGGGATGTGTCAGAGGTACGCCCTGCAGGTGCAAGACTCAAGACGTTTGGTGGCAGAGCATCAGGTCCACAGCCACTAGTAGAATTGTTTGACTTCTGTGTTGAGAAGTTTAAGAGAGCAGCAGGTCGTAGGCTCTTCCCTATTGAGTGTCATGATATCATGTGTAAGATTGGTGAAGTTGTGGTCGTAGGTGGTGTGCGCCGTAGCGCACTCATCAGTTTATCTAATCTAAACGATGACCAGATGGCACATGCCAAGTCAGGTAAGTGGTGGGAGAATGAAGGTCAACGTGCATTGGCTAATAACTCCGTAGCTTACAAGGGCAAGCCAGAGATGGGTACATTCATGCGTGAGTGGTTGTCTCTTTATGATAGCAAGTCAGGTGAGCGTGGTATATTCAATAGAAAGTCTGCACAGGTGCAGGCTGCTAAGAATGGTAGGCGTGATGCTGACCAAGACTTTGGCTGCAATCCTTGCTCTGAGATTATCCTACGCCCCTATCAGTTCTGTAATCTATCTGAAGTAGTCATTCGTGAAAGCGATACTATGGATACGTTAAAAGAAAAAGTGAGGCTTGCCACAATACTTGGCACGTTCCAAGCCACACTAACTAACTTTAAGTATCTACGCAAAGTGTGGAAAGATAATACAGAGGAAGAGCGTTTGCTTGGTGTATCTTTGACAGGTATCATGGACAACGCCCTGACATCTACCACAGGAGATAAGTTACCCATATTACTTGGTATACTAAAAGATGAGGCGGTGCGCACTAATGAAGCTATGGCAAAGCAGTTGGGCATACCACAGTCTACTGCAGTAACCTGCGTTAAGCCTAGTGGCACTGTGTCACAGCTTACTGACGCTGCGTCAGGTATACATGCTAGACACAACCCGTACTACATACGTACCGTGCGTGGCGATAACAAAGACCCATTGACGCAGTTCCTTATCTCACAAGGTATACCTGCTGAACCTGACGTAATGAAACCCGACTCAACGACAGTGTTCAGCTTCCCTATGAAGTCACCCTTGGGTGCTATCACACGCACACAAATGAATGCAATAGAACAGCTAGAGTTATGGCTTACCTATCAGCGTTACTGGTGTGAGCATAAGCCATCTGTAACCATCTCTGTAAAAGAACATGAGTGGATGCAGGTAGGTGCTTGGGTGTATGAACATTTTGATGAGGTATCTGGTATTAGCTTCCTACCATTCAGTGAGCATACATATCAGCAAGCACCCTATCAGGATATAGATAAGGATGAATACAAAAAGTTCTTGACAAAGATGCCAAAGAATGTAGACTGGTCACTGTTGCAAGAGTTTGAGAAGGAAGATACTACATCAGGTGGACGTGAGTTGGCATGTACGGCTGGCGTTTGTGAAGTAGTAGATTTAACGGCAGCATGATGGATTGCTGGTATTGTGGCTCAGAGTTAATTTGGGGTGGCGATATTGACATGGACCATGAAGATGATTACTATTGTATGAGTAGTAATTTTTCTTGTCCAAATGAAGATTGCAACGCTGATGTTATTATGTATCTACCAAAAGAGAAAAGGAGAAACGAATGAGAGATATGCTAATAGATGCCCAGACTTCCCATTTAGTTGGGCATATAAATAAACACAAGGCTAACGTAGAAATATTGTTGACCAATTCTGTTGGGATTGGTGAGCATCAGGATATACAGACTGCAATCGAAGAAGAGTTAGAAGAGATTGCAAACTACCACGATAAACTAGAGATGCTTGTTAAGTATTTCCCTAAAACAACGGAGTCTGGTGATGAGAAGAAACAATCTGAGTAAATATGATGCTCCACTGCGTATACAATACCAGTGGGGTTACGATGCTTTTAAGCGTGGTGGTAGATTTGTGACGAAGAATGGAAAAGATATATTCCAAGAGAACCGTCCTAACCTTGACCCCAACACCATGCAATATAGAGAATGGCAGCGTGGTTGGAACGATGCTTACTATGAGAATTTAGATAAGGGTAATTACAATGGGGTTAAAGGAAGAAGCTGAACAGTGGATGAAGGAGAGGTACATGAGTAATATTACAGCAACGGAGTATCAAACAAGGGCTGCAGAAACGGCAATATACCCAGATAATAAAGCATTAGAATATCTAACATTGGGATTGGCTGGTGAGGCTGGTGAGATTGCTAACAAAGCAAAGAAACTAATACGTGACGGTGCAGACAGAGAAGACTATCATGCTAAATTAAATGCTATGGGTCACGAGATTGGAGATGTTATGTGGTATTGCGCCATGCTTGCTAAAGAAGTGGACATGAACCTTGGTAGAATCATGGAAGACAACTTGGACAAACTGGCAGACAGGAAAGCTAGGAATCGTCTACAAGGTGACGGTGATAATCGTTAAGTATACACCGTTTGCTGCTATCGTTGGCTGGCTCTTGTACGCCGTAGGCGTGGGGCTGGCTAATGATATATGTGATTGCATATAAGTTTTATGGCGTTGGTTGTTTCTTTGCAAAGTCAACCATTGCGGCTAGGTGTTCTGGATCGCCAATATTCGGTTCTTTATTCCTTAGATTACCTTCTTGAATTAATACTGGTAGATTCTGGTATGCTCTGTCTCGTGCGGATGGAGTCAACCTTCTATATTGCTGCATGAGCCGTAAATACATAGTTAGATTGCCGTCAATAGGTGAGCCATCTGGTGTAACCAAATCTCCAGCATCTTTGTCGGCTACATAATCATCCATCATCGACTTGTACTTCTTGATTGAAGCATCTACATAGGCAATTCTTTCCTTGTTAACAAACGCCTTAACATTAGGCTCCTTGTTTTGCCTTGCTCTTTGTCTAGCTTCAGATACAAACTCTGGACTCTTAATTACCTCAACGATAGAGGGCAGCATCTTTCTCAAGAAACGTGTCTCGTACTGATTAAAGCCCTTTGAGATAGTACGACTAGGTATTTTAAAGTCACGATAGCCTAGTTCTTCCATGAACTTACCTGCATCACTTAATTCTTCGCTCAAACCAATACCCGTAAATATCTTTAGCGGTATGCCAATACGTTCACGTGGCTTACCTTCCTCTTGGAATACAGTTTCTCGTGCAGGTAAGTCCTCTTGTGAGCCGGGGTCAAAGACATCCGCAAACCCACGTCTTTCAAATACAGTTTTTACACCCCGCATAAATGGCCCTTCAAACTCTTCACCAGTCTTGGGGTCTTTACCTATCAGTGCTTCTTTACGAACATCTTTAAATACGGACGGACGTAAGCCTTGTATACGCTGTATCTCTATGACTTGTGTAAGAGGGGTCAGGTAGGTTGCACCATACTCTGCCAGTGCTTCTCCTAACATTTCTTTACCCTGCTCACCGCCAATAGCGTCAGCGGTAGAAATCATCTTGGCTATGTCTTCAAAGATAACTGCGCCTGTCCCTGTTCTAACATTCGTGCCTAAGAAAGTTTGCTTCATGTCATCAAAGTCTAGCCAGTTACGGAATGTACCATCACCTTCAGGACCACCAACTTCAGCTAACATACCACGATGAATAGCCTCTGCTACCCACAGTGCCTGTCTTAGTATGGGCGATTGTGGTGTAGTATCAATAAGGCCGCTATCCGTTTTGAGCATCTTGTAGTCAGACGGTACATCGTCATTGTACTTTTCGCTTCTATACATCATGGCTGCAGGAAGTATGACAGTGGCACCGATAATGTTACGAGAGATTTGCTGACGGTCTTTCTTAGTTAGTTTGCCTGTTGCTGTGGCAAAATCACCAGTTGCAGCAGCGATACTACGTTTAATAACAGGAGCAAATGCGCCAGCAGAATAGTTGCCTGCTAATTCCATACTGTTAAACATAAAGCGTGGGAATGGAACAACAGCAGTCAAACCACTACGTGTAATGAAAGATGTAATTGTCCTAAACACAGGCACGTCAGGCTGCTTTGCATAGGTAATGTCCAATGCTTTTTCTGTAGCATCTGCTACCAAGTCATTAAATGACCGCTTACCTGTAGGTACAAGGTCAGAAGCATCATTCATAAGGTCAGGCAGTCTGCCGTTATTTAGTGCCTCTACTAAATCAATACCATATTCTCTTTGTACAAGGCGTTC